GAATCACCAGCACTCAAAGGAACACCCGTGCGAGTCGCAATAGCAGCAATCACAGTTGCCGCAGCACCAACAACCACGATGCCCGTGTTGTCAGTCTCGGCAGTAATCACAACCTCCTTACACGCCGTCGAAGAAGCCAAAGCGACACGAGTGCCGGCAGTCGTAACAACCTTACGGCCATCAGTGACGGTCGTGTTGGCAGAGGTAGTCGTAACTGGCAGCGGGTTAGTTGAGGACAGCGGGACGCTTACGCCGTTGCCGCCGATGTCGATCTTGACGTTCTGAAACTGAACGCCGCCGACATCATCGGAAGCCACGTTTGCTGTGCCGCTCGATGCGTTGATTAGAACATTGTCAGCCACTTATGGCCCCCCATGTCTTGTAGCTCGTAGGAATGAATCAAAGCGTCCGGGAACCCTGCCGTGAGCAGAGCCGGTGAGGCGACGTAGGCCGCTCTGATCTAGCTCGTTGAGGGCTTCGCGGCTTGTGGAGCTGTTCGGGCCTTGAAACTCAAAGTCCGGCCCCTTGACGCGCTCCCACTGCGGTAGGTCGATCCCCTCCGCGTTGGAGTAGATAGCCGCCGCGATCACGGTCGTAGCGCGGCCGAGCTTCGTCCACTGCCAGGCGTCAACGTCAGCCTGTACGACCTTGCGGCCCGTCGTGTCATCGGTTGGCCTGACCCCGATGAGCCGGTCAACCTCGCCTTCGGCCTTGCGGATCAGACGGTTCGCAGCGTCGTCGGGAAGTACCACGTTGGATACGCCCAGCTCGTCGCGCAAAGTCGCGGCTGCGGAGTAGTAGACGGTGATCGGCAAAGGATTCTCCTCGTTTAGCGATGCAAGTTGTGGCCGTATGCGTCCACAAACTGAAGCGACGGCAGGGAGTCGAACCCTGCCCAAGCCCTAGCTACTCAGACGAGTAGCGCCGGGGCGTCGCTGAAACCTTCTAGGACTAGAAGGTGACGGTGGCGCAAGCCAGGCACTCTGGCCGGACTACCTTCGCGCCGTAGATGTGCAGACCCTTGACGGCATCTGCAAAGCGCAGCTCAGGACGGTAGGCGACTACCGACTCGACCTGATTGGCGTACGTGATTGCCTGCGACGTACCGGCGAGCACCTTGTACTTCGTGGACGAGACGATGGTGGTGTTGTTTGTCTCGTAGATGTTGAAGCCAGCCGCGCGACCGACAAGGCCGTTCACGAGGCGAGCGTCACCTTCAGGAGCGCCAGACGCTACGAAGCGGCTGTCAGCTAGCAGTAGAGCGATCCACTGCGGCGGAAGCGCGATCCAGCGATCTTGCTTGCTCGCGTTACTGATCGAGAGCAGCTTCGACAGCGTAACCAGCGACTCGTAAGCGTTCGCGCTCGTGAGAGCGGTAGGCGTAGCCGTCGAGCCGACGAGGTTTGAGGACGAGGCCGAGGCGTGCAGGCCGCTGATGTAGCTGTCTACATCGTTGGCGAGCGCGTAGCCAGCTTCGGCCATAGCCGCGTCCATTACCTTTGGAACCTGCTGAGCCTTGTCGACATCGTCGATCAAGAAGTTAAAGAACTTCTGTTGGTCGATGGCGAGGATGCTCTGAGTTGAAGTCAGAGTTTCCGGCACGCTGTGGTCGGTGCTCTTCGTGTACGCGCCGACCGTCACTGCGCCGATTGCGTTGATGTTGACCGTCGAACCTGCGCCGGCGACTTCGCCTTCGTAGTCACGGTTTGCGAGATTGCCAAAGACGAGGCTCTTCTGGAGATTCGTCAGTAGCGAAGCCGACCATACGGCCGGGATGAAGTTAGTCAAAGCCATTAGCTAGGACTCCTTTAGGGTTAGGGATTGAAGGCTCGTTATGAGCCGGAGAGCGCCCGGTGAACTTCCGCCGGGTCGAGCGCCGAGACCTGAGCCGGAGTCATTCCCCGGAGCGCTTCAATGGTCACGGTCTGAGGCGCGTCTGAGCTAACTGAGCCGCCTGTCCTTTGCGGAACGGACTGCTCGATCAGATACGACTTCTCAGTAGCGAGCGCGGCTAGCGCGTTCTCTACCGATGCCTCATCATCGGCTTCAATGCCTCGATCCTTCAGATGCGCGACGGCATCTGCGGAGTCGCGGAACTTCAGACGCGATGCTACCTGCGAGATGAGTTGACGCTGCTCTAGCTCTTTGGCGCGGGCCTCGGCAACGGTAGCGCGATCTTCCGCCTGAGACGCGAGGGTTTGATACTGCCCCTCTTCCTCCAGGCGCTTGCGTTCCGCCACTTCTGCTGCGCTTGCGAGCTTCTTAGCTGTCTTGCGCTGCTCCGCTACTTCGCGGCGTAGTGCGTCAGCTTCAGCTTTGCTCATAGTCACGGTTTCAGGAGCCTCAACGACCTCTTCAACCGCTTCTACCGTCTCTTCGACGGCCTCTTCTACTGCTACGTCATCAGACATAGGTACGTCCTTTCAGTCCCGCGCGTTTTATGACTCGCAGCGACGCGAGCACCTAGCGGGCTTCGGTGGATTGACTTACTGGACTGCCGGCGGCAATACGACTGGCTCGCCGGAAAGGTCTGTTTGGATTCGGTCGATCTCTTCAAGAACGGCCTGCTGATCCCACTCTGGATGCTGCTCTGCGATGGCTGTCTCGCGGCTCATAATCTCCGAGGAGACAGCTAGCGATGTGTTGCGAACCATCTCCGCGTCATCGGTTGGCAGAACTGAGCCGAGCTTCACGGACGGCCTTACGCCTGCGGTGAAGTATTCGCGCCCGAAGCCGCCCATCTCTAAAGGCATTTGGTCGACGAGCATTGCGAGCATCATTATCAGCGGCAGCTTCGACTCCCACTCGCGGCTCTTGGCCCTCGCCGCGTTCACGGTTGGCAGGAAGCGAAGCCGTAGCGCTGTCCCGCTATCCGCTTGTCCCTGAACGTCTGTCCCGATGAACTGCGGCACGAGTCCAACGCGGCTAAGGATTGTCCGCTCCACTTCCTGCGTGTGAGCGATCAGTGGCAGAGCGTCGAAGCTGTACTCCACTGCGGTTACTGGAGGCTTGTCTGAGCCGCCGCCGATAGGGCCGCCACCTGCGTCAGTCAAGATGATGTCCTCGCCAACGGGGAAGGCGTTCCCGCCGGAGCTGTCGGTTGCGAGGATCGACGAGTTGGCAAAGAGGCGCTTCTTCGCGGTCAGCCTCGCGTTCTCCGAGCCGATAGTCCGGGCTTCGTTCAGCTCCAGGAGAAGGCTTTCGATGCGGTCGTACTCGCTAAAGCCGAGGTTGCCGCGAATGTTGAAGCCGTTCTTGACAACGCCGGCGAGCATCGGTAGGCCGGTCAGCCACTCCGGCATCAGGCTCTCAGTCAAAGGAAGCGCGGTTACTTCTACCCGCTGGCCGAGCTTGTCGCGCGTTCCGATGTAAAGCGCGTTGACCACGATCCCGTCCGCGTGGATCTCGGCGAGGCGGTAGTAGCGCTCATCTGAACCCTCGCCCACTTCAGCTACCAGCGTGACGAACGCGCAGGCTAGGAGCCGGTTCCCTCGGTACAGCGGCGTGACGCTTGTTCTGCTGACCCACTCCACGAGCGGAACGTCTGCCACTTCCCGGTCGACGTAAACGTGCCACCAGACCTCGCCCTCACTGATGCAGCGCGTCTCGGCTGTCCAAAGCTCGGCTTCTAGGTGGTTCTCGTCAACGATGCTCTCTAGGAAGGCGTGATCGTTAGCGGCCTCTACCCCGTCAACTGCTGCCGGTTCGATCTCAACGTCTTCACCGAAGAGGAAGTCGCCGTAGCCCTCAGCGATGCGCGAGGCGAGCGGGTCGATGATGTACTGGCGCGGGCTGTCGCCTACGAAGAGGGTTTGGCTGCGGATGTCCCAGTTGGCGAGCGAGCGGATCACTGCCTCGTCCTGCTCGTAGAACGCGCGGCGACGCTGAACCCTTGCGATAGCGTGACGTTCACGCTTCAGCGGCCAGGCGGATGATGCGTCTAGCTCGCTTAGGAGCGCGTAGGCAAAGTTAGGGATAGGAAGCTCCTAGTCGGTGACGGTTACGTTGGCGAACTGTTCGCCCGGCTCGGCGGTCAAGGTGAGTAGCGCGTCTGCGCCGTGATCGTCACCCTTCATTACCTTGCCGTCGGCGGTTCGCTCTAGGCGGCCCATCTGACGGATCAGCTCCGGGCAGCCGGACGGGCTGATGGCGAGGACTGCGGACGGCTCCTGCGCGTGACTGCGGCGCATCAGGTAGGTCGCGTACTTCACTGCCAGCTCTTTGTATTTGTTGAAAGGGATCGAGCCCCAGCGCGGGTTGTAGCCGGTTGCGGTCTTGAACTGCCGGCGAAACTCGGTGTGAATCACGGGCTCGGCTGCGTCGAAGCGCTCAAACTGCGCCTGCTGGCCGGTGTCGGCTATTGCTCTAAGGATTGCTGCGGTCGTTACTGCCAGGTCGCGGCCACTGTCAAACACTTCAGCGAAGACGTAGAGGCCGCCGCCAGCGGTTCGGTAGGCGAGCAGAGCGTGGGTGTTCACGCCCCAGTCAATGCCGAGCCATAGCGGGCCAGCGGGATGGTCGCCCTCGTCGTACTGCTTACCCAATGCGACTGCTGCGGCTAGGTGCGTCTGGTCGTAGACAAGATCGGTGTCCGGGCTTGTGAAAGCGTCAACGGGCTTGGACGGGTACTCAGTCTTGAAGCGCTCGATGTCTCCGAGCATCGCCAGCGTTCGCTTGTGCCACGCCTCATCGCGGTCTGGCCGCGAGTCCCACGAGAAGAAGAACGGCGTCAAGGTTGACTCGCCGCTAACTGCCCGGTTCCATTGCGACGCGAACTCTGCGCCGGTTCCGCCGCTGATGTCCGGACCGTTGCCGGTTGAGACGACCGCGAGCTTGCCGCCGCCGTCGATCGTCGGTGTCAATGCTCGCCAGATTTCATCCGCTCTTGATTGGAAGGCGAACTCGTCAGCGATCACGAGTCCTGCTGTCTCAGAGCGCGCCGCTGCCGGCGTTCCAACAAGCGCCCGAATAGTCGAAGCTCCAACGTCCAAAGTCTTTACCGCGTCGCGTTCTTTGGCTGGACGATCAAGGCGGGAGAGGATGTGCTGGCTAGCCGGATCTGATCGGATACGTTCAAGAGTGCGGCGGATACGGTCGAGTAGCTCAGTCGCGTCGCCTTCGGTCTTGCAGAGGACAAGAATGCGGGTGCCTTGATTGAAGATCGCTAGCCACAAGGCGAAGCAGAGGACTAGCCAGCTAAGGCCGAGCCGCCTAGCTTTGAGGACGATCACCGGCTCGCCTGCCTCTAGCGCAACTACAACGTCGCGCTGGAAGGGCCAAAGCTTGAACGGGATAGCGGTTCCGTCCGGCTCCTCGATCAGACAGTGATGCTCGATAAAGAAGTCGGCGGCGTTGGCGCAGCGCCGGCGGTCGCGCTCCCGCCGCACCTCTAGCTGCGTGAGTTTAGTCGCGGTTGGCATCGAACTCGGCTATGAGCTTGTCAAGCTCGGCGTCGGTCATCTCCGCCGCATCCTGACCAATCTTGCCGGAGTGCTCTAGTTGAAGTTTGTCCTGCTTGCCCCACTTGGAAGGGAAGCGCCGCTCTAGCCTCCACGCCGCCGCCTGCCAGTTGCCCTTCCCTGCCGCGTCGGCGATCAAGTCCAGGTCGATCTGCTCGCCCTCTGCCTTCGCCCTTTTTATAGCCTCCGAGAACTCCGAATACGTCGTAGTCTTTCCGGCTTCGATGTCAGCCTCGCCGCGTTCAATCCAAAGGTAGTAGCTGGACTCTGTTATCCCAGCCATAGCTGCGGCGTTGTCGATGTAGTTGCCTTTGCGAATAGCGCCGACAAGGACAGATTGCGTCTGGTCGTTGAGCTTTGTCGGTCTTCCCATTAGCTACTCCTAAACGTCAGTCCCTTACCTGCCAAGTTGTCGTGCGCCACCATCGCCAAAGCGATGTGCGCTGTCGCCCGCTCCTTAGCCTCACTCGATAGGAGGCTGACTAGAACGCGCGGTGTCGGTGTGCCTACTGCGATAGCGATGTGATCTCGCCCGTCATCATCTGAGACGGGTATGAATGTGACGGCGAAGCCTTCATCGGTCATCTTCCAGATCGGCTCGCTCATTCTCGGCCCTTCGATTGAGAGGTTGGCCGCTTTATGCGCGCGTCTGGTATCCAGCGGTGAAGGTCGTGTCGGTCGTGAACTGCCAGGACGGCGCCAGCGAGGATTGCTACTGCGCCGACGAGCCCGTGATGTAAGCGCCGGCCCTTGACGAAGACCTGCCGCTTGCCGGGGTCGATGTCGATGAGCATTGAGTCCTCCTTAGGCGGCGAGATCCCAGGGCTGTGGCTTTGGCTTGGCTCGTAGTGGTTTGATCTTGCCCTCCGGCGTGAAAGGGTTGCGGCCCGCTTGCCGGTGAGCGTTGATCTGATTGATCGTGACTTGGCAATCAGGGCAGGTGCAGCCGTTCACGTACTTGTGGCAGACGATGGTCACGGCTGCCTCCCTTACGTTTGGCTACCGCGCCTCTCGGTGGTTGAGCGAGAGGATCTAGGTCAGCGGTAGCTGATCGCGCACGAGTGCGACGATAGAATTAGGTTTACAGTT